TAACCACCCCCTTGATACTCTCTTGATTCTGATCCAGCATTTAAGTGTATTGCTGGAAATTCTTCTACTTCATCCCAGAATTTTAAACGAGGAGAAACGTTCTCATTCACATCTGATAGAAAGGAACCAGACCCGTCGATATCTTTTAACCTCTCAACAAGAGCAGCAATAATACCAAGTCTTCGTGTTGTATATTCTCTTGTTCCCATTATACTCTCCTAGTGTAAAATCTTCCGATTGCAAACTCTGCCGCAATCTCTCTTATAGATTTGTCAATCAGATCTCTTGGATCTCTGTTTCCGTCTGCCCAAGGGGGTGCGCCTTCTCCTTCTTCAAATACTTGATAAGGGTTCTTTTGGTATGTATATCCAAAACTAGGAAACCCTTGGGGCGTGGGCATCACATCTACTACTTTTACACTATCTGCGAATCTTCCTGTCCTATTAACAAGTCTAGGGCTTGACATATTTTTTCTAACTGTATCTGGTAGTTTCTTATTTAGCATTGCTACCATTGCCAAAGGTTGAGAAGCTGCTGAGCTTTTTGCTTTTGACTTCTTCTTTTTACTTTTTAGTCTTTTTGAACTTAAAGCTACTGAGGCGGATACTTTTGCACCTTTGCCTTCACTCTTAGTTTTAGTTTTAAGCTTTACTGGCTTGCTTTTAACTTTGATACCTTTTTTACCTTTAAAATTATCAACAAGTACTGCCGCTGTTTTCTCTTTTAAGGTGGAAGACCCTTTCATATCTAAAAAGTCAGGAGTAAGTTCTCCTATAAATTTTCTAAATACTGCTTTTACTGCTTTCTCTTCTACAGAGTCTTTTATATTGTCGGTGCCTGATTGAAACGCAATAACAGAAACATAATTTGCTGTAAGCTTACCTTTCTTTGTTACTATCTGTTCCCCTTCCGTAATAAGTCTTTTTATCTCTCTATGAGATATGCTATCTATGTTACCTGATCTAAATTGCCCTTCTAAGTTATACAGAAGAAGCTTCTTAGTTGCAGGGTCTAATCCCGAAACAGAGGAAGCTATCTGAACCTGAGAAACTGCATTACCTCTTGCTCCGTGACCTTTGTGAAGATTCTTAGATACTGTTTTTGAATCTGCATCTGAAATGGCCCCATTCGCTACCAAAGTTTTTAACATAGTATTCTTAATAGTAGTAATGGATCTAGAAAAACTACTTACTATAAACATATCAGTATTTAGAGTATAAGGTAATCTTATCTCTGGTAACTTAGCAACTATTGCATTGTACCTTCTCTTATTTCTTGTCTTAAAATTACTTTGTAGCTTTTTAGCGTGTTTCTGTGCTTCTTTTAAAGCTTGTGCTAAGTGAGCAGCTTTCGGTTTATGTCCTGTGGAAGCTTCTATTACCTGCTGTAATTCTTTTGTATCTGTCAAAATTAAAAGCTGCCCTCTTTGACGAGTTACAGCTTTACGGGCTTCTGCATCCAATTTTCTAAGCAGAGGCTTTGTGAATTTTCTGTCAAAAGCCTGTCTACTCATTAAAAGTTCTTATACAGATCCAAGACTCTTTTAATATGATCAGGAAACGCTACATTGTTTCTCTGACTTGAAGAAGAGTTGTTTTGAATGCTAGCGCCTTGAAGTGTCTGACGCGCTTTATGCTCGTCTTTTACATAGTAAGTAATCAAATCAATAACAGCAAGTTGTAAATCTTTAGGACACTCTGCGTATCCTGCTTTATAGGTAATCTTTACAGCACCAGGGCCTGTAGGCCAGTTTTTTCTAGTACCGTCTGTGGTAACTCGATATACACTATCAGTTCCACCATCTACATAGTATTCTGTGGAAGGTACAGTAGCATATGCTTTACTGAAGTCTTCTCTTTCTTGTACGGAAGTAATACTTACAAAAGGACTCTCTGTAAGTTGAACCAAGTTTGTAGACCAGTTTATACTAAACTCTTCTGCTTTGTCGCTAGAGTAGTGATCTACAATGGTTGTTCCGCAGTAAGTTTTCACTAATTGACTTACGGCAGTAATTAAAGAATTGATGCGAGCATCCTCTTTTGTGCTCTGAATGTTTTCAGAGACTTTATATTCATCTAATGTGATTAAATTTGCCATAAGTCCATTACTAAAAACTTAAGGGGAGCAAGCTCCCCTCTCGTTTTGCTTTTAAATTAAGCTACGCAGTCAATCTTAACTACAGGTTCGTTACCAGTTGCACCGGCTACTAGCTCTTCAAAGCCTAGGGCTTGTGAAGCAACTACTACGTTGCGCTGATTACCAACTTCATAGTCAGTTTCAACAGTTACGCCACGTAGACGTGGGATAACATAGTTACGTGCGTTAACAGCGAAGGCTACAGGTACACCAGCACCTTCAGTAGCGAAGCTGTCAGATACGATTACAGGTGAACCGAATACAGATCCGATTTGACCAGTGATCTTAGTAGCTAGATCAGAACCAACGTCAGTTACATCCTGGAAGCCTGCATCTTCGATAAGTTCGAAGTAACGAGCTTGTGACACGATGTATGCAACATCAGCAGGGTTAACACCATACTTACCCATAGCTTTACGAGCAGTAAGGAGGCCAGCTGCAGTCAATGTAGCTGAGTTACCTGCGGCGATTGAAGCGCCATCGAGGTCGATGCTTGAACCACTAGCTGCGGCATAGCCGTCAAGACCAGTGATAGAACCTGAACCGTTGATGATAGCGTTATCAACAGCGCGAGCGTGAGCACGTGCTACTGAGTCAACAAGCATAGGCATTAAGTTGATGAGAACTTGCTCATCTACGTTGTTGTCCATGAAAGGCTGGCTGATCAAACGATAAGCGTTCAAGATTACCTGTGAAGGCTTGTACGTGGTGTCTGAAGCACCACGGTTTTCCAAGTTACCTGCTGCAGCTGCACCAGTTTGGAAAGTAGCGGCCTCTACGTCAGGCTGGATTGGCATTACAGTAGCAGCACCATTCACCTGAATCTCACGGAACAGACCAGCTGTACGCAAGTTTAGAGTAACTTCTTTTTCGATTTGACGAGCAACTTCTTGATCGATGTCACCAGCGTTGGTAGCATAGTCAATACCAGCTTTTTCCATGATACCCTGAGCAAAGTCAGTGTTCATGCCTTTGCCAGTGATAGTACCAAGTAGGCTAGCTTGCATGAACTCGTTGCCCCACTTAGAGATGTCGCCCTTTTCAGAACGATCAGCAAAAGTGCGCTTGCTGTTACGCATAGCTTCGATTTCAGAAGACTTCTCTTCTAGTTCGGTTTTAAATGAAGCAAGTACTTCGTCCATCTTAGCGTCTTTTTCAGTCAGCTTAGCTTCGAAGTCGCTCATTAGTGATTCAACGCCAGACTGGATACCAGTCTTAACTTTGATTTCTTGTGCTTCAATAAATGAAGCCTGTTCAGCTGCTTTTTCTACTTCTGCTTGCTCAGCTGCTTTTTGCTCGGCTTGCTTCATAGCAATCTTAGCAGCTGTGTCTTCAGCTACCTTCTTTGCAAAAGCTTCCAAGTCGATGTTTTGATTATCCATCTTGATCTCCTGATCTACGGATTTCTCCGCGCTTTGAGGTGTGTCACTAGCTATTCCCGAAGTAATAACTTCATCCTTAGCCAGAGACTGACCTGCTAGATCTACACGATTTGTGAAAGTTTTTTTGAATTCTTCGTACTCAGCATCTGAGTCGAAAGACTTCGCGAGCGAAAAAGTAGCTGACTGATTGCAGGGTACAGATACAACTGATACCTCGAATAATTCAGCGTCCTTAATCATTAGTCCGTCGGTTTCCTTAATATAATCAGCATCCTTGACTCGGAAACCTACGGAAAAGGCCCCAAGAACACCGTCTTTAGCTCCAAGCCATTTGGTCCGGACTTCAGACCTGTAGCTCGACCAATTGGTTTATCATAGTCATGATTAAACAGGATAATTGGATTCTTTTCAAAGTTCTTTAGTCCACCCTTCTGCCATGCTTCTGCTGAAATGGAGTCACCCGCGCGATCAAAGTCAGCCGTGCTTGCCATTCCACGAATCATTACAGAGCCGTCATCTTCTGCATGAGTCTTGAAAGTAGACGTAAGATTAAAGATTTTATTCATATCTTAATCCTTTTTTACTGCCGGTTTAGGGGCAGGCTTGACCGCGGCCTTAGGTGCTGGCTTTGGTGCTGGAGCAGGAACAGGTTTTGGCTTTTCTGCTTCTGCTTTTTTCTTCGCGATCAATTCCATAAGTTCTGGATGTGCTTTCTGCATCATAATAATTGCTCGTGAATAACTTCTTCCTACGTTGCGAATACCTGTCAATGCAACGGGTTTATCTGTTTGTTTGATATATTCGTCTTGGTCCATGACTTTACCTTTTTCAGCAAAATACATTGCTAAGTCACGACATAGTTTAACTCTTTGTGGTCTATTCGCCATCTTCGTTTGTTTCCTCTGGTCGTCCGCCCTCATCGGGATTAGTTGCAGAACCTGCGATGTTTGCAGGAACTCTTATTTCTTCTGTGCCTTCAATAGCTTCGAAACCTAAACGTTCTCTTGCTTCTGCGGCAGTAATAATACCACCGTTTACTAGTGATGTGTAGTAAGCGGATGCATCTCTCAGCTCAGGCTGTAGAGCGGGTATATCACTGATGTCTTCTTTTAACTCGAAACCGAAATATCTTTCGCATGCAAAATTAATTTTTCGAACTATAGGAAGTATAGTCTCAAGATAATACATTCGCATATTTGGGCGAATGTTGGCGTTGTTGCCAGAGTCCATCATAATTGGAGGTACTCCGAGCGCCTTCAAAATTATCTTTTCATTGTCTGCGATACTATTTTGAAAATCAAGATCTTTAAAATTTACATTTGAGATAGAATCTACTTCAATTCCACCGTCCAAAATAAGGGGTCTACGACCGCCTGCTTCTGGTTGATATCGTGACTGCCACGACACCATCATACGTTCTTTAATCTTCTCAGAGAGTGTGTTTGGTGACTTGAGTACCAAGCCTGGAACAGCACCATTCTTAAAGAAGTTATCTTGGAACTTACGCATCTTCATCATAAGTTGCATAGTACGTAAAGCAGGGCTTAAACGTGGAACACCTCTATAAATTGAGTAAAAGGAGTTCTCTTTAATATGTATAATCTCACTAGGCTTATAATTTACTTTCTCATTGTAAGTGAACTTTTCAATGTAAGTATCCGAGCTAGCGTGAATAATCATCTTGTCTGCTGGTAAGTGATAGAGATGTGCTCCATCATAGTAGATAAAGATGTTACCATCAAGTATAAAGTCAATAATTAAGTTACGCTTGAAAGTATTAATGTCTTGGAAAGGATTAGGCTCTTGGTTTAAAAGTAAGTCTACTTTAGCACGTTTGATGCCTTTAATGATACTATTGCCTTTATGCTGTCCACCTACTTGAGTAGGAATCTCGGCTGCATCATCTACAATAATGTTTACTGCACGATTTACAACTTCTAGCTCTTCGTAAGCTCTCTCATAAGAAAAGGTAGGCTCACGAGAAGTTTGAATATCGTTGCCATAAAACTGCTGTGCAGGATTCAGCTTCTCTTCAACTTCTACAGGTTTTTTCTCAAAAGGATTATACCAAGCCATGTTTTTCTCTTTGAATCTCCACCCAGCGCATCTGCTTTTTAGCTGTTCCAAGCCCAGGGTCTTTGCCGTAAATTGAGTGCAATTTTAAATGATGAGTATGGCACAAAGTAACTGTGTCGTCATATAGCTCAGCATGATGCTCTTCTATAAAGTCATCCCGAAGTGACTGAATGTACTCAGGATTGTGTTTGTTCTTTGTTAACCATTGATTCAACAAAGGAGTTAAACTGTAAAAGTGGTGAAAGTCTAACTGCTCTGTTTCGCCACAAATCTCACAAGAGGAACCCTTTGCATACTTGGACTTTGCCTTATCTCGTACATATTTTACTACATCGCGTTTTAGCTTAGGCATTTTCCTTTGGTTCCTCGATTTTTCATTTAAAGAATTATATCGGCTTTGGGGTGACTTGTCAATAACTATTTTTGAGTAGGTATCGCTAGAAGGACACTTGTGAGGTTTGGAATGAATAAAGTGCGTAGCGAAGACCGTCTGCCATGTGCGAAGCCATGTTGTGCTTCGGTTTTTCCTTCATTAGATTAGGATTAGGATCCCACTGATAGGCATCTAAGCAAGCCTGGGACTGTTTACACTCTTGATCGACATAAAGTTTGTCATTGTCAATAATCGCAGATACATGACCAATACCATCAAGTACGGATTTCTTTGCATTAATAGTACTGATATCGTAGTTCTGTGCAAAGTCAAATCGAGTCTGCTGTGCCGCAGAGTCAATATAGATATAGTCAATATCCCATTTGTCAATCAGCTTCTGTATTTCTACTGCGTGTTGCTCAGTAGTACGTTCATTATTCATGTACTCGTCTACCAAGTAGTATTTATCTTCATCCCAGTCATAGGCAATTACACACATTGCTGTTGGATCTTTGAAACCTACGTCCAACCCCGCAAAGACGTCCATCTTACTAGTATCAAACTGAGACAAGTCTTTCACCTGTGTCTCGAAGTTAAACTTCCAGATCTGACCTTCATAAGTATTAAAGTCAGCTTCGTACTCCTGCTTAAATTCTGCTTCGGACATAGACTTACGTGCCTCTGAAATATCGCTTTCGCTCATTCGAGGGTTATCACGATAAGTTGCTCGTATACTGCACCATTCTGGGAAGTCGTCAGAAAAGCCTCTGTAGAAGAACTCAGAGAACCAGTTGTTACGACCCCGTGGTGTGGAAATAAAAATTGCTTTGGAGTTTGGCTTGTCCAGAGTAGGACGAAGTGCAACGTTGAAGGCGTCCTTGCCGTCAGCGAGTGCGGCCTCATCAAAGATGATAAGGTCATAAGATCTACCTACACAAGAATCGACCTGATTAACAGAACCCATTCTTACAGTAGATCCATTAGAGATTTCGATAACTTTATCCTTGGCGTTATCTTTTGTAACCTCTAAATCAAAATGTTTAATTAGATTTCTCTGTAGATCGAAAGAGATCTGAGACAAAGAGTAGTTGGGAGACATTATTAGAATGTTGGAGCCAGGTACCAAAGACACGAGCTGTCCAATGATATTGGCTATGTAGGTTTTACCTTGTCTGCGCGAGACTGCGGCAGAGACAAAACGATACTTAGGATCGTTAATCGCATTGATAATTGCTATCTGCGATGGTAAGGGAGTGACATCCAATAGCTCCAGGTACGGAGCTATTGGAAGTTTTAGAAACTTTGTCTCAGATCTTAATTCAACTATTTCGTCAGAGATAATATCTCTGCGGCTTACTTCTACTGCCATATTAATCTTCTTTTATGAGTGACCAGATTCCCCAAGCTAAACCAGCCCAGGCTAATAGATTTCCAAACAGTAGAACTGCTGTGGAAACACCTACAAGTATTAATGCGTCTTTTTTCTTTAGTAATTTATGCAACATGGGTGCCTCTCTTTTTATGTCCGTTCCAAGCTACAAATCCTGCTAAACGTAAAGACCAGTATGCGAGGTAGTTAAGAACTCGAAAACCATTAACTTCGATGCAGATGTCTCGGAAGATTCCATCCATAAACTTCTGATCATGATAACCAATATCGCTTCCATCTTTCTTCATAAGAGTTGCATACTTGTACCCATAATCATGTACTAGGCCGCCCATAAGCAGTACTCCTACTGGTGATAAGAAAGTTGCGAGAAACTTAGGAACAGATGCTCCATCAAACTCAAACCCCGCAGGAATCTTATACTCTACGTCATTGAGAGTATAGTTAAAATCTTGTTCGATTTTCCACTTACGTGTACCCATTAACCACATTAGGATACCTTTCCAAAAACCTTTATCTTTTGTCTTTATAGGTAAAGGTGACATAACTGGCATAAACTTATATTTAAAGCCTACCAGTGTTTCTTCTTTTTTATCTACTTTGTTTACTATAAAACCAATGAGTACTAGTACTGCGAGTACTGTCCATTGCCAAAAAGTCATTGCTAAATCAAGTAACATTTCCATTATTTCTTCCCTGCATATGCGTTGGCTCCAAAGAATGCTGAAACCAGGGCTGCGATAGCTACAAAGTAAGTGGGAGCAATATCACCGATTATTTTAGCGGCGCTATCTAATCCGAATAATGATGTGCAGAATATGCCGAAAGGATAAAACAACATTCCCCAAAGAGAGAACCAAGTCATCTTTCGCATTGCATCACGCTGTGCATCTTGGTCTTCTAATTCTTTTCTACGAAACTCCAGATACATTTCTTGTCTTCTTATCGTCTACCATTTTACTTTATTCGCCCAATATGCTGCTGACATTTTGCCTTTAGCTATATTCTTGGCGTGTCGTGCTTTGAAAGACGCCCTCTTCTTTTTCATTGCTGTCGATTCTCCAGCCTTCGGCTTCCCTGCCGTTTTAGCTCCCTGCTGGCCGAAACGAATCGTTTTTACTTTACCGCCAGATTTAGCTACTACGATATGAGACTTCTTAGCATGGCCTGGAGTACGTTTTGGTTTGTTATAACCGCTAACGCCTGCTCGTTTTAACCGTGAGTCTTTCTTTTTAGCTTTCTTCTTTCTATACACATTTGGGATACTTACCGCTCTTTGCTTTGCTTCTACCACACTTGGCATAGCCTCCGCCTTTCTTTGGGCGGGATATATCAACCCATTCTTCTTTAAACCATTTTTTGAGACTCATTTCTTGACTCCCATTCGGTACTTGCCGCCTCTCCGCTTATACTCTTTTACTAGGAAGGCATTTGCATATGCAGAAGGGTATACCTTAAACTTTCGTTTTACTGAAGCTTTTACAGAAGCATAAAGCCTTTTATTCGTCGGTACCGGTTTTTTCTTCGCAGTCTTCCTCTTCTTCTTTGCTGCCATCTAAAATCTCCTCTACTGGAGAAACCCAGCCTGCGGCTTTTTTGGCCTCTTCTTCTGTAGCGTGCTTAGTAGTCTTTCCATTATTATCAATAAGCACCCAGCGTCCGCGTCTTTCTGAAATTTCCATATTACTTGCCTCTCTTCTTCGGCTTCTTCTTCTTTGGTCGACCGACTGTTGATCCGTATGTTCCTTTACCTTTTGGCATAGTCTTTCTCCTATGAGGCTAATCCTACGATTAACCATACTAGAGCGGGTACTAATACTGCTATACCGGCTACTACTTTTATCCATAGTAGGATGAATTCCATTTGTTTTGCTTTACGTTGCTTTTCTTCTCGAATTGCTTTTTCTCGGGCTCTTTTTGCATCGGACTGAAACTGTAGCCATGCATCCCAGATTCCTGGGTCGCCTGCATAAATCATATGCTCTCGTAGCCATTCTTCCTGCTTTCTAAGTTTCTGTAACTCCATGAAAGCTGCAAGTTCTTCTTTATTGCCGTGAGCATTTGACTTTTTTGCTACGGCAGACTTATTATCAAAATATTTTGTAGCTTCTTCTCCAACTTCAAAGATTTCTTTTCCGTTGCTAAGGGCTTGCTTGATGACCGAAAACGCAGCATTTGCTGCGGCTATTTCGGCTAACATTATATCTTAGTAAGAAGGGTGACCAGAACACCCGCTAGGAACATTATCATAGTTCCACCCATAGTAAGCATTCGTGACTCAATACGCATGAGTCCTGTTTCCATATCTTCGAGTCTTTGAAAACAAGTTTTCCAACGCTCTTCACACTGAACTTCATGAGCGTACATCTTCTTTTCAATTTCAGTTATTCGATCAATCTGTTCCATTGAGTAGTTTATCCATAAGCTTACCATAATTACCTTGACCGAACGGGCATTTTATGTGCCATTTGTAATAGATCCGCCAGGTCCTTACTAGAATATACGCCAGATTCCTGGGCTTCTTCTAACTTAGATGCGATCATCTCGTCTAACAGGGAACCAATGTTGTTCTTGTTACGGTAGCCCATGTCCAAGTACACTGTGTCAATGTACTTCTTTACTTCGCGTGTATTTAACGCATCAACTACTCGCTGTTCGGGTACTTGAAGATATTCGCATACTGCCCGAATATTTCCGTATTGAAGATAACTATTCGCTATCTCCAGTCCCTCAGGACTAATTGTAGTTAATTCTTTTGCCATGGTTCAAATTATACTCAGTTAGGGTTGTTTTGTCAAGAGATATTTTTCTCAGGTTAGTCAGAGAGTGGGTTGTCTAGTGCTCTCTGTAGTTTCTTTTCTAGTCGCTCTTCCAGATCTTCCATATCTTGCTCGGAGTCTGCTTTCATAGCGTCGCGCTTAGTTTCAAAGCGTTCGCTTGCTTTGTCAATCATGTCTCGTACTTCATTTTCCATAGTACGTACTTTATCTTCTGCGCGGTCTGCTTGCTTCTCGATCGCAAGTATATCATCTCGCAATCCAGTTTTAATATCTCGTGTGTATTCAATAGCATCGTCGAGCTTCTGCTCTATTTGAAGGTTTCGTGCTGCGATCGCATCTGTGTCAATATTTTGGACAATTTCTTTCATGTCCATATAATCTGCGTAAAACTCAAAACCTGCCCAGGCTGCACCGCCAAGTGTCGAGAGTGCTGTAAGCATAACCATCATTCTACCGCCTTTAAATGTCATTCCTCCAAATTCAAACTCTGCCATTAATCTTTTTCTCCCTCCGTTACTACAATATTGTTA